TCGAGGGTGAAGGAGAGCGGCGTACCGTTGCCGCAAATTTTAATGTTTGGAGCACAGACAATGGCGGAAGAAGCACTAGAGAACCTCACTAAAGAAGAAGACGTTCTAGCGGAAGAGGCACAGGAAACGGAGGTCGTTGAACTGCCGCACAATATACAGAGGTTGCAGAATAAACAAGCACGGCTAAACCAAGAGATCTCGGTATACCAAGCTCAAATAACAGAGATTGCCGAAAAATTAGAAACAGCGCAACTGGCCTTTCAGCAATGCGTGGGTTTAATGCAGGTAGAAGAAGCCCAATCTGAACAAGCCTGAAATAAGAGGAGGATCAATGGATTTAATTGTGAGTATCGTACAAGGGGCTGTGGCCGTAATAGCTATAGCGAGTATTGTCTGCAGTCTAACACCAACGCCAAAAGACGATGTGTTGATTGGTAAGTTATATAAAATCATTGAAACTTTGGCGCTTAATATCGGCAAAGCGAAGGAAAAGCCAAGTAACCAACAAAATGGAAAATAGAGGATCAGCTTTAGAGTCGCACGAAAAGGAATGTGCGATTCGGTATGAGAATATCGAACAAAGACTTGCTGCTGGCGCGAAGCGTTTTGACAAGTTAGAGACAATGCTTTGGGCTGTCTATCCGTTTATTGTTGGAACTGTTTTACTGGCTAAGTACGTAGGGTAACTAACATAGTTTAGAGGGATATCGTGCCTCTTCAGAAATTTCTATTAAATCCAGGAATTAATCGAGAAGGAACCGCTTACACAGCCGAAGGTGGCTGGTTTGATGGAAACTTAGTTCGGTTTCGAAAAGGGTTCCCCGAGAAAATTGGTGGGTGGGAAAAAGACACCAGTAACACTTACTTAGGAACCGGAAGGCTTCTTCATGCTTGGGTTACAGTCAGTGGCACCAAACTTCTTGGATTAGGAACTCGCTATAAGCTGTACGTTCAAGAGGGTGATGTTTTTTATGATGTCACACCTATACGCGCCACGACTTCTGCAGGCGACGTTACATTTTCAGCTAGTAACGGGTCTTCAACTATCACCGCCACAGACACAGCACATGGAGCCTCGGAAGGGGATTTTGTAACTTTTTCTGGTGCAGCTAGTTTAGGGGGTACTGTGCTTGCTGCGGTACTTAATCAAGAATATCAAATAGCTAGTGTCCCAACTGCTAATACATTTACCTTTACGGCTAAAGACACAAGCGGAGATACTGTCACTGCAAACAGTAGCGACTCCGGAAACGGAGGCTCGAATGTTGTTGGTGCTTATCAAATTAGTTCGGGGTTAGATGTTTATGTTTCAAGCACTGGGTGGAGTTCTGATACATGGGGAGCAGGAACATGGGGTTCTAGTAGCTCTTTAACGGATAAAAACCAGCTTCGCTTATGGTCTTTAGATAATTTTGGAGAAGATTTAATTGCTTGTCCTCGCGCAGGTGGTGTTTATTATTGGGATAACAGTGATACCATTAATGTTCGTGGGAAGGCTCTTGCGGATTTACCAGGAGCAAACCTCTGTCCCACGCGAGGATTACAGGTTCTTGTTTCTGATATAGATCGTCACGCGATTGTTTTAGGAGCGGATCCAATTGATGCGTCAATTAATCAACGAAGCGATGTTCTTGATCCATTACTTATTGCTTGGTCTGATCAAGAAAACCCAGCCGAATGGGAACCTAAGAATACAAACACAGCGGGTTCAATGCGTTGTTCTGCTGGTTCTGAAATTATAGGTGGGATACGCGCAAGACAGGAAACGTTAATCTGGACGGACACTGCTTTATATAGTATGCAGTTTGTAGGTCCTCCCTATACATTCAGCTTAAATCTCTTGAATGAAGGGATTAGTTTAATGGGTCCTAATGCGTGTATTAATACTCCTTCAGGTATTTTTTGGATGGACCGAAAAGGGTTTTATCAATACAATGGTTCTGTTTCTCCCCTCCCTTCAAGCGTACATAGTTACGTGTTCGATAATTTAAATGAAGGTCAGGCATTTCAATTTTTTGCATTTCTTAATAAACAATTTGATGAGGTTGGGTGGTTCTATTGTTCCGGTTCCGAAACTGTGATTAATAAATATGTAACCTATAACTATGTGGAGCAAACGTGGTCGATAGGTGAATTGAGTCGTACCGCATGGTTAGATGAAGGAATTGTGTCTTATCCACGAGCGGCGGGGCTTGATGGTTCTACTCATTATATATATGCACAAGAATCAGGAAACGATAATGACGGTTCCCCTATGGACAATGTGTATATTGAGTCAGGAGATTTCGATATTGGGGAAGGTGAAGACGTTCAATTTATCCGACGCATGATTCCTGATGTAAAGTTCACGGGAAACGGTGGTTCTGACCAAGTTTTAAATGTCGTATTAAAAACTCGAAATTACCCTGCAGAGACGTTATCTACAAATAGCACTACTTCTATAACAGCTACTACAAATAAAGTAGATCTTCGTGCTCGTGCAAGACAAGCAGTAGTTCGTTTCGAATCTGATGATGATGCCTCTTCTGAAGCGCGTCTCGGTGTATCTTTTCGAATTGGTGGAACTCGATTGGACATACAGCCAGCTGGAAGACGATAGTGGGTCGTCTTTTAGAAACCAGATTACCTTTAGCAACAGATCCGCAAGTTCGCAGTGACATATTCAATAAACTTATTCGAGTATTAGAACTGAATTTAGGGTCTTATGATACGAACGCTACTCCGGCTTTTATTGTTTCTACGAGAGATGAGATAAAGTTTAATAATGGAGACCTTATTTGGAATTTGGATGAAGGCGTTCTTCAAGTTTGGGAAACAGATCGTTGGGAAAATATTTCCACTCCCAATTCCGCAGGAGTCAGCGGCACAGGAGCCGTTGGAACCCTTCAAATCACCACCGCTGGATCAATCGAGGTTGCAATTCTCTGATATGGATAAAACGACTAGGATAAGTGATCATTTTACGTTAGGTGAGCTGTGTAAGTCTCAAACTGCTGAACGGTTGGGTATTGAAAATCTTCCTAATGAAGATGAATTAGAATGCTTAAAACAGGTGACTGAAAACGTGTTAGAACCTGTTCGAGTGTTTTTTGATAAGCCTTTTGCTCCGAATAGTGGCTTTCGATGTTTAGAATTGAATGAGGCTATTGGAAGCAGCGCGAAGTCTCAGCATTGTAAGGGTCAGGCTATTGATTTTGAAATTTCTACCATATCTAATGAAAGTTTAGCCCGTTGGATTAAAGAAAATCTTGACTATGACCAGTTAATTTTAGAGTTTTATGATGGAGTGGACCCTAATAGCGGATGGGTTCATGTCTCCTATGTCTCGGAAGAAGAGAACCGGAAGGAAGCTCTGATTTATAATAAATCAGGGTATAGCTTCTTTGAGTAATGAATGATTTTGTTACTATTATCAATGAGGTTGGTGTACCCGTAGCGGGTCTTTTAGGATTAGGCTGGCTTCTGTGGCAGCTTCTTTCTAAGATAATGGGGACTATTGAACAAAAAATTGATGCGATAGACGACAGTATTAATACAAAGATGGACAACATGGAGCAGAGGCTCATGTCCCAACTGGAAACTCAGCATGGAATTATCATTTCTCTTATCGATAGGGTACGCGCTGTGGACAATCAAACTATACGGCAAGATGTCTTGCTCAAAACGTTGCTGGGTGTACCAAATCTAATTGATATAGAAAAAGTAGCCAAAGCAGAACGGGATGACCAGCGTAAAGATTAGCCTGCTGTTTCTGGTATTGCCGGTGATGGCCTCCGAGTTAGTCCATCGCTTCAATAGCCCCAGTTTTAATGGCATTAATCAATCCGCGCACTACTTGACTATCGATGAGCAAGAGCGCACAAGGGCCGACGATCTAGCGAGTGAGATTCAAGAGAAGCTGGATGAGGCAGAACGAGAGGCAGACAACACCGTACTGTCTAAATTCATTAGAAACCTGGAATCCCGTATTTACTCCACGTTAGCAAAGGATCTTTCGGAGTCGTTGTTTAATTACGACGGTATTCCAACCTCTGAGAATCCCATTACAGGAGAGATAAATTTAGAGGGAAACATCCTGAGATGGGTGAATGATGGAACGACAATCACACTCACTATCGAAGAATGGTTTGATGGCGTCATGATTTCTACGACAGAAATTGTGATTCCCGTAGGCAACTTTGGCGGTTGCTGGGCCGAGTGCGATGGCTCGTGAATTACTATTACTGTGTCTGTTGTTCCTAAGTGGCTGCACAGCGTTCACAGGAGTCCAGCGCAGCTTAGAATTTGAACGGCAAGGGCCAGAAATCGTACCTAGCGCGGCCCACCAATTACTAAATTTACCACCCCCTTTGACTAAAGCCGTCATTGCAGTGTACGAATTTCAGGACAAAACAGGGCAGCGGAAAGCCTTAGATAATATTGCATCGTTTAGTACAGCCGTGACGCAGGGTGGTGTTGATATTCTTATTGAAGCGTTACGAGACGCGGGGCGTGGTAATTGGTTAGCGGTGGTGGAACGTGCGGGATTAGACGGTTTAACCCGTGAACGTCAACTGATTAAGAATACCCGTGATATGTATGAAGGTGAGGGAGCAAATCAACTAAAGCCTTTGCTATATGCAGGTCTTATTATTGAAGGAGGAATCATAGGCTATGATACCAATCTAAGAACTGGAGGTTCTGGAGCAAGAACACTCGGTATTGGGATGCGCCACCAATATCGAGAAGATAAAGTAACAGTCGTATTGCGAGCAGTCCTCGTGCAAACGGGAGAGGTTTTACTCAATGCAACGGCTACTAAAACGATACTATCTACAGGGGGAGGTACGGATTTTTTCCGTTTTTATGAATTAGGAACCCAATTAGTCGAAGCAG